TGGCGCTGTCCGACCTCATTGGTCAAGGCGACCTGGTGGCTTCGGCCCTATGGCGCGCGACAGTCAACGGCGTCTTCAGCGCGCGACCCACCGACGCGATTCTCCGCGACCTCATCGGCCTGATTGATGACACCGTGCCGCACATTCGGACGCTGTATGACACGACGGTGTCCATCTACGGGCGGCAAGTCGAGCAGTTGATGACGAAGGGCGAGCCCGATGAACTGTTTGTCTATCTCGGGCCGCTCGACCAGGTGACGCGGGAGTGGTGCGAAGAGCGCGTGGGCAAGGTGTTCTCGCGCGCCGAGATTGACGAGATGGATAACGGGCAACTGCCGACGCCGATGCTCACGTCTGGGGGGTATAACTGCCGGCACGCCTTCACATTGATTTCGAAGTTCTCGGAACTGGCCGACCTCGCGGGCACCGACAAGCGGATGCCCGAGGTCGAGCGGGTCATCCAGGGGCGGGCCGCATGATCACGCGCGACCTGCACCAGATCGAAGTGACCACGCGCTGCCAATTATCCTGCGCGTATTGCCTCCAGCCGACGCTCACCCGCCCGATTCAGGACATGACGCGCGAGACGTGGCTGGCGGCGCTCGACTGGCTCCGGTTCTTCGTGCGCCACGGGACGCAAGGCGAAGTGGTGCTGTTTGGCACGGGCGAGCCGTTGCTGCATCCCGACCTGGTGCAGATGGCGACTGAGGCCCGCGCGGTGATCGGGCCCGCGCGTCGGATGCTGGTGACGACGAATGGGTTGCTCGTGACCGACGCCCTGATTGCCGCCCTCCAGCCGATCAACGCGCGGGTCTACGTGTCCCTGCATCAGCCCGCCAAGGCGACGCCGGCGGTGCATAAGCTCTTCCGCGCCGGGCTGCTCGAAGGCGTGAGTATCGACCCGGTGACCGGCTCGAACTCCTGGGCGGGCCAGGTGGACTGGCCGAACATCATGCCGATGGGGGACGCCCGCCCGCCCTGTCCGTGGCAGCAGGCCGGCTGGCTCTTCATGAGCGCGGACGGCGGGCTGTATCCGTGCTGTTACGCCAACGGCGATATGCCGCGGCAGGGTGAGGCGACCGACGCGCCGCACGAGTTCGACGTGGTGACGCCGCCCATCTGTGGCGCGTGCTGGCAGCGCACGCCCGAACATGTCGACGGGCCATTCGTGAGGTTGAGCCGATGAGCGTCACCGTCTCGCGCAACTTTGGCCGCCTGGCGGACATTCCGCTGACCGGAAAGGCGCTGATGCAAGAGGTCGGCGTGATGGCGCGTCAGCGGATTATTAGCCGCACCCTCGGGGGGGTAGACGTGCATGGGCTGCCCTTCCAGAGTCTGTCTCCCGCGTACGCCGCGTTGAAAGCGAAGGCCGGCGTGCAGGCGGGCATCCTCCAGTTGAGCGGGAAGATGCTAGAGGACATCACGATTGTGGTGCCGACCGACACCCAAGTCGTGCTCGACGTCGGGAGATAGGACGGCATGGCCAAGCGACGATCGAGCCGCATCGGGACTGAGCGGAAGACGATCATTCAGCGGTCGCGCGAGATGAGCTCACAAGAGAAGGCGATCTACCACCAGATCGCGGGCGCGGGGAAGAGTCGGGTGAAGCGGAAGTTCTTCGAGCTGAGTGACGGGGACATCGAAGCGATCGCCAAGCGGCTCGACGCCGGGGTGACGCTGGCGGTGCAGCGAGCCTCGTAAGCGGCTCCGTCGGTTGTGTCGTGTCGGTCTACTCGGTTGTGTCGTGTCGGTTGTGTCGTCAATGTGTCGTGTACCAAGGAGCAGACAGATGGCGCGTATTGAACTCGAACTCGGAGACGACGGGGAAGTCGTCGGTCAGACCCCCGCGGAAATTGATGCGATCTTCAAGCGCATCGAAGCCGCGGCCCTCGCCCGTGGCAAGAGCACGGGCATTGCGGAAGCGGCGGCGCTCGCCAAGAAGCAAATCGCGGATACCGTCGCAGCGGAACTCGCCAAGCGTGAGGCGCTGGCGCCGCTCGAAAAGGAGAAGTACGCGCGTATCGACGAGGAGAACACGTCGGTCAAGAAGCAACTCCTCGAACTGTCGAGTCAGTCCGATCGCACGCTCAAGTCACGCGAAGAGACGCACGCGCGGGAATTGCTCGCCCGCACCGATGCCATCGCCAAACGCGAGGCCCGTATCCGCGACCAGGTCAAGGACACGATCCGAGGACTGGCGCTCGCGGCCGGCGCGCGGGAGGAATCGCTGACCGAGCTGGAGGTCATCCTGGGCACCTCCATCGGGTATGACGACGACATGGCGCCCTTCGTCAAGAACGCGGAGGGCCAAGTCGCCACCCTGCACGGCAAACCGATGTCGATCGGGATGTTCGTGAAGGAGTATCTCGACTCGCATCCACACCATCGGCGCCCGGCGCAGGGCCAAGGCGGAGGGGCCCGAGGGGGCGCTTCCTTTGGCGGGGGCGGGCAGCCCATCAACGCCGAGGCCGCGAAGGCCCGCATTACCCGCGAGGGAATGTCGCCGACGGCCATCAACGACTTGTATGAAGCGACCCGCGCGAAACGCGCCGGCTAACCGGCGGGGCGGGGAGCGGAGGAGAGGGACATGGCTTTTTCTGGACTGAGCACCAACAAGCTGTTCACGCCGAACCTGGTCGGCGAGGACATCAGCGAGATCATCCGCACCCTGTCGCCCTACGAGGCGCCACTGCTGGACTGGCTCGGCGACGGCAGCGGGTTCGCCACCAGCCCCAAGCACGAGTACATCGAAGACTTCATGCGCCCGCGCTACGTCATCGCGTCGGTCGCGATCAACTCGCTCGACACGGCGACCTACGTGGGCATCAACGCGCTGGCCGAGGGCCTGACGGTCGGGACGCTGCTCGAAAACGAGTCGGCGGCACCGGAAATCATGCAGGTCACGTCGATCCTGAGCGCGAACACGGTCAACGTGAACCGCAACTACGACGGCGCGGGCGTCGGGTCGGTCGTGGTGGGGTCGAGTCTGTTTGTCCGGTGGCCGGCGGCTGAGGAAGGTCACGAGCACTCGGGGGTCCACACGACACGGCTGGGCGTGCGGCGTGCGAACACCGTGGGCTACTTCAACGTGGAAATCGGGGCGACCGGCACGGCAATGGCGGCGTCGACGCTCGGGGGCGACACCTACGAGACGTCCCGCGCCAAGCGGCTGCAGGAAACCCCGGCGCTGCTCGAAGCCGAGGTCGTGCGCGGCGTCCTGAACGCCTCGAACTCCCTCGGTTCGTCCACCCTGACCCGCACGATGAAGGGGCTCCGGGGCTGGATCTCGACGATCAACTCGACGGTGGCGGCCACCTCGTTTGCGGCGGACCCGCACCTCTACATCGGCAACATCTGGGAGCAGGTCTTCCAGCAGGGCGCGTCGGCGTCGGAGTCGTGGGCCATCGTCGCGGGCCGCACGTTCTTCCGCAACATCAGCGACCTGAACGACACCCACACCTACGATTCGCAGCAGACCGACCTCTTCCGGCGCGTTGTGCGGACGTATGAAGGCGCCTTCGGCCAGGGCGTCGTGATTCTCAGCCGGGCGCTGCCGGCGACCGAACTGATGCTGATCCCGCGCGAGCGCGTGCGCGTGGTGCCGCTGCAGGGCCGCAACTTCACCTACCGCGAGATGGGGGCGACCGGAGACAACACCAAGGGGATGATCATCGGCGAGTACACGTGCGAGGTTCACCACCCGAACGCGATGGCAAGGCTCAGGGTCTGAGCGTGGTTCATGGGGCCGGGACACGACGTTCCGGCCCCTCTCGAAAGGCTGTATGGGACATCCCGCGATCAATGAGTTCTGCCGCGTCAAGTCGATTGGGTCACTCCGCCTGGACGTGTTCCGGCGGATGCAGCGGTTGTTTCGTGACGAGGTCAACCCGCGACTCGACGAGCGGGATGTGTTGTTGGAAGAGAACGCCGCGCTGAAGGCGGAGATCGAAACGCTGAAGGCCAAGGCCAGCAAGAAAACCCCGGCGACGGTGAGTTAGGAGCGACGTGATGCATCCCGTGATTGCCGAGATTCTCACCTGGAAGCGGGGCGCCCCCGTCAAGCCGGTGGATCAGGAACGCTGGCAGCACGCGCTGCGCGAGATCGACGCGGACCTGACGCGCCTGGAGGCGGAGACGAGTCGCCTGCGGATGAACACCGTTGGCGTCACGCCGGTGAGCACGACGGCGCCCGTGGTGCCCCTGTGAAGCTCGTCATCGGCTTCTTTGTCGATAGCGTGCCCATCACGCCGGCCGTGATTGCCGGGACGTGTTCGCTCGGCGGGTCGGAGTCGGCCTGCCTCGGGCTGGCGCGGGCGCTGAAGGCGCGCGGGCATGACGTCCACATCATCGCCACGAAACTCGACCCGGCGTGCTACGGCCGGGACGCGACCGGCGTCCTGTGGGAGCCGGCTGCCGAACTCGAAGACATCAGCCGGTTCACCGACTGGGACGTGTTCTGCGTGCTGCGGATGTTCACGGCGTTCGGGTTGGGCACCATCCCGGCGCGGCTGCGGCTGCTCTGGAATCAAGACCTGCTGACCAACCCGGCGGCGCTCATGTCGGTGATGTGGGCCGTCGACCGGATGGTCTACGTGAGCGACTACCAACGCCAGCAGTATGAGGAGCAGTTGCCGCCGCTCCGGGGCCGCGCGTTCGTCACGCGCAACGGGTTCGACCCGTCGCTCCTGCCGACCGACGTCACGAAAGACCCGAACCGCATCATCCACATCAGCCGCCCCGAGCGCGGGCTCGACCCGCTGCTGACGATGTGGCCGCGGCTGCGGGCCGCCCATCCCGAGGCCGAACTCCACCTCTGCCGCTATTCGTCCATGTATGACGCGACGGTGTGGGGGAAGGTCTGTGAGCACTTCGACCGGGAAGTCGACCGGGCGCAGGAGGCGGCGGGCGGCATCACCTACCTGGGCGAACTCAACAAACCCGACCTCTACAAGGCCCTCGCCGCGTCGGCGGTGATGTGGTATCCCGGCATCGCCAGCTTCGCGGAGACGAGCTGCCTGGCGGCCATCGAGGCGCAAGCCTGCGGCACGCCGTTTGTCGGCAGCCTGAAGGGCGCGTTGCCCGAGACCGTGCCGAGTGGCGTGCTGATTCGGGGCGATGCCACCACGGAACCCTACCAGACCGACGCGATTGCCTCGGTCGGCTGGCACCTCGACCAGTGTCGGGCGAACTCGGTCGCCTATCGACGCCTCCAGGCGGACGGACGCGCGCACGCGGCGCAGTATGCCTTCGACGTGCTGGCCGCCGAGTGGGAGACCTGGCTGGAGCAGACGTTTACGGCGAGAGCGAAGGCGGAACCGCTCGGCGTGCTGCGTCAACTCATGCACGAGGATGACACCTGCGCCGCGCGGCAGCTCGCCGATCAGATCGTCGCGGACTGGGCCAACTCTGGGGAACCAGAGATCCCGCCTAATGTGCACGAGGCCCGGGATGCGCTCGCCCTCTGCGATCGCGTGATTGCCGGGCAGGAGCAGAGCCCAGAGGCTTATGCGGCGTATGCCATTCAGGACGTCGAAGCGGAAATAGCGCGGGAAAAGGACCAGGGCCGGATGGGGCACTGCCTGCCCTACTTCAAGGACTGCACGCATGTCCTGGATGTGGCCTGCGGCAATGGCACGATGGCGCTCCTGCTGGCGCAGACCTACCCGGCGCTCCGCGTCACGGCGGTCGATTACAGCCAGGGCAACATCGATCGGGCGCAGGCGGTCGCGGACAAGCTCGGCTTCGCGGATCGGGTGACGTTCGTCTGCGCGACGGCGTGGGATTTCCCGACGCAGACACCACGTCCACTGCCCGCGATTCCGGGTGGCTACGATGGCCTCTTCTGCGGCGAGTTCCTGGAGCACGTCGGCGACGCCGCCGGCCTCGTGAATTACCTCGACACCTACGTCTCCGAGGGCGGGCGGATCGTTTACACCGTGCCCCACGGTCCGATGGTGGAGGCGCTGGGGCGCGACATCCCGTGTCTCCGGTCGCATGTCCATCACTTTCAGCGCACCGACCTCGGGCGGGTCTTTGGAGGGAAGCGCGAGTCGCAGTTTGCGTTTCTCCAGGCCGGCGTGACGGCGCGTGGGCATTCACTGGCCCATTGGGCAATCCATTATCGGATGGCCCCCGCCCGGCCCTCCCTCCCCTTGGAACTCGATCAGCGCATCCTGACGACACGCCCGATGCGGCGTCTGTCGGTGGGCCTCATCGCCAAAGACGCCGAGGTGGA